TGCCCTTTAAGCCTTCTAACAGAGCTTCCTTGGTCTCGTCCCAACGGCTTTCTAATAGAACTTTTGACATTTATATTTCTCCTAATCTATGTCTTTTTAATTAAAGCCCTGCCAGACGCTTGATATCTATAACGTTGTCACGTTGTTCCATATCAACTTCTTGTTTGGCAGCTTTATCCCCTGTAACTTCACTAATCATCTTTGACTCAGTTAAGCTAGACTTTACAGCCTTCTTAGTAGAGCCAGTGTTTAGTACGGCTGGTAGATACTTATCGAAAGTAGCTTGCAGTTTACCTGTTTGCACACTCTCTAGTAAGTTCTGCATTACTGTTGCTTTTTCCTCATTTAGAGTAGAAAGTAACTCAGTCATGGTCTTCTCACGAAGGTTAGACTCTTTAATAATACGAACTTCACGTTCTTTTGATTCAACTAACTTTTTAGTATTGTTGATTTGTGTAATAGATTCTGCTAATTGACGATCTTTATCTTCTAATTTTTGCATTAGTTTTCTTGTCTCAGCTTTATCATTTAAATGAGTAACTGAGAATTCCCCTGCAAAACTTTCGAAAATTCTACGACCAAAACTGTTTTCTTTTGCAATTTTGATATCTTCTTTCAACTGGCCTAATTCACCCTTTAACTGTCCTGCTACAGCGATAGACAACTTCTTAGCACTTTCAGCAACAAAACGTGCTTTAAGTTTTTCTAATTGTTGACGACCTTCTGCAACTAACTTAACCTTAGCTTCAACTACTGCCTGCTTGTCTTGAGCGAACTCTTTGATTTCACGGGCTAGTGCGTGAACAATAAATTGTTCTAGCTTTTGTTGACTTTCTTTAGCGATAATACGGTCTGAACGTAGTTCTTTGATTTCTTCAGCTAGTTTAGTAACCATAAAATCATTGAATTTTGTAGCAGATTCACGTAGTTTCATTTGTGCTTTCACACGGTCTTCGTTCATTGCTTGCTTCTCAGAGTGAAATTCTTCAATTTCTTCTGATAGGCTTTCTGTAACCATCTTGTCAAGGGCTTCTACCATTACGCTTCTGTCATGTTCATAACGTTGTGCGAATTCTTCGTGTAATTCTGCACGGACTTGCTGGCGAGCCTCATTCAATTTAGATTCCCAGGCCTCATTTAACTGAGCCCCTACGTCTTCATTGATAAGTCCACTGTCAAGTAATGGCTTGATAGCATCAAACATGCTTATTCCCCTTTGTTAATTTTGAGATCCTTGATAAGGCGCATTACTTCCTCTTTCAAGTACTTCTCTACTTTCTTGTCGCCTCTTGCGTCCTTTGCAATATCCAACAATTTATGACCATGACGCATATTCATCATACCTTCATAGATTGCTTTAGGATACGCATTTGGTGCGCTAGGTTGTGCAACAATATCCACGGTGACTATTTCAAAGTCACTTACTTTGCCGTTCATGTCGTCAACGTTTCCGCTTCCACGACTTGATACGCCGAGTTTCACACCACTCTCCAACATAGTTTTAACTAATTCACCCATTGGAGTTGGTAAAATCTTTAATTTGCCGAAGCCATTAGCTCCGTCCATCCACATACTTGTTATCATATGTGACACACGGTCTAAGTTAATCTTTAAATCATCTGGGTGATCTACTTCACCTAATACTGAGTAACCTTCTGTGATTTGCTCATTCAGAGTTTGTACAGCGACTTCAATCTCAGCAACGGGATAAACACGCTCATTAGCGTTCTTTACCCCGCCCTGTATGAAGATACCCTTCATATAAAGGTTCTTCTTGTCACCTTCACTGACAGACTCAACCACCATACCTGCGCGGTCAAATGTCAGATGCTCTTTAAGATAAGCCATTTTCTCTCAGATTCCTTAAATGCGTCTTTTAGCAGGAGTTCTACGTGACTCTGCTACTGGACTACGAACTTTACCTGCTTCGTCTTTAGTGACTGGCTTAGGTGCTGATTCTAAGTCTGCATTGTTTTGTGCTGGTGCATTTTTCCACTTGTTAGCATCTTTTACAGATGATTCACCTTTAGTATATGCATTACTTGGTCCTTTTGGTCCTGTTGGAACTGCTTCTGAAGCACCAGAGAATTTAACTGGCTTAGAATCCATCCCAGCTTGACCGCTGTTGTTTAAATTTGTGCTCTTTGTTTGAACACCGTTGTCACCGTGAGTAACAGAAACTTTCTTTAGTGTGATAGCTTCCATCATAGGATCTTCATCATCACCAGCTTCTAAATCTTTTGTAAAGTCTTTGCCGGCTTCTTCTGCTTCGTCATCAAACTCAGCATCACTCTCATCACCGTCAACTTCTTCATCATCACCGGCCATGATTTCTTCAAACTCAGCCATTAATTGGTCAAGCTTGTCTTCCAAATCAACAACACGGTCTTCTAAACCTTCTTCGCCGTCCATATCATCTTCACCGGCTTCAATGTCGATTACTTCATCTTCATCAGAATCAAACTCTAAGTCATCATCTTCAGCTTCAGCCATACCCTCTTCTTCAACTGAAATCTCGTCTATGAACTGACCTACTTGACCGCCCATGCCTTCTTCCATTTCATCGTCCATCATATCCTCATAGATTTCGCGGCTTTTCTCAACTACGATATCGTGAAATAATGCACGTGCTTGTTCTTCGTTCTCATTGATAATCAAATCAATAAGTTGTTCAAATTTTTTGTTGTCCATTGTTGTCTCCTGAATGTAAATGGCTTTGTAGAGTTATTTAGTGGGTATCAAAAAAAACAGCACAATAAGTGCTGTTTTTTTGCGTTTTTGTTTAAACTACTCATTAAATTGTTGGTGCACCTTCTGCTTTGGGTGCATATTGTTGATGTATTTTTTTAAGATAATTGACCTTTTCATAATTACGCACATCATTCATCTTACGTAATTTTCTAATCTGTTTCAATGTTAATTTAGTCTTACGACTTTCACGCCACTTTGGTTTGCTGTTATCAGCACTTACGTCTTGATAACCTGCTGTAGCTGGATCAAACATTTCAAATAATTTCATACAGTTATTTATCTAAATTACATTCCCGTGCCACCTGGCGCTGGCATATTCTGTCCTGGTTGTGCCTGTCCTGGTACTGGTACTTGACCTGCAGCCGCTAGTGATGGATCCATTGGCATTTCTTCTGCGGCAGTAGCATCCTCACCTGCTTGTATATCAGTCTCAATGTCACCAACTGACACACCAATACCTCGCAAATCACTACCTTCAGGTTGAATATCAATTTCTTTGTCGTTTTCTTCACGCCACATTTTCTCGTTTTTAGCAATTTCTTCTTCAGTTAATCCTAAGAATCGCTCCATAGCAAAGCGTTTACTAATGTAGGGATAAGCTTCAACCGCAGTAAATGAACCCATACGTGCTGTATCTAACTCGCTTTGACGATAAGCCGCAAAGTTTTGTGGAGGATTAAACGTTAAGTTAAACAGTCCACTGTCAATATTCAGTCCTCTCCAACGTAAGAACAACTTGAATTCTTCATCAAGCTTTCTAACCATATAGTTTTGCAATCGTTCGCAATATTGATTGAAACGGAACTCTTGAATCATAGCTGTGCCAACACGACCATCACTCATAGGAGTAACGTTATCGTCAGGTCCAGTAGGTAAATAACTACTTGGAACACGTAGACCACGTGCTAATCTGTTATTAAAATAACGCAAGTCATCAATCTCACCTAAGTTCTGACCACCGGGTAGTAAGTCAACACTACTTCCACGACCATCAGCAGTAACTGGGAAGAAGTAATCTTCATTCATACTTAATGGATTATATGTAGCATCAACCATACTACCACCACCGTGTGTACTTGGAATACGTCTTTGGTGAATCTCATTCTTAATGCGTTCAACGAATGCCATAGCCATGTGACTTGGCATATTACCAACGTCAATCTTAAACACTCTACGCTCAGGTGCTCGTTGTACACGATAGATTAATACCGCGTCTTCTAGTAACTCTTTTTGCTTATAAACTTTAAAGATGTTCTCTAGTATTGATTGACCAAAGGGCCAAAAACGATCTAGACCTTCTGTTAAACTTAAATGAACAACGTGTTTAGAATCAATTGCGGCTTCATTAAATCCTAAACTAAATCTTGAACCAGTTGTATTGTATGGCATACTTGGTACAGTATATCCGCCACCTCCTCCGGTTCCACCGCCACCTGTACCACCCAATCCAGTTGCAGGGTTAGCGGCAAAGTCTGTATTTGTTTTTTGTGCTACAACTAGATTTTCTAAGTTAATGTTTAAGTCTTTGATAACATACTGCTCAGGTTTTTTACCTTCGCTTTCATTAACAATAACTTTAATAACTTTGGTCATATCAACCCAGTATAACTTAAAGTTTTCTGGGTCACGAACAAAAACCTGATCCCCGTACTTTAAACAATTTCTAAAGATTTTAAAGATACGTGTTTCCATTTCATTCAACTTACACCATTGTTGTAGTTGAGTTTTTAATAAATCTACTTCGTGTGGAGTAGGCTCTTCACGCCATTCTAAACTGAATGGAGTCTTATTATGTTCATTCTTTTGTGTGCTGAATTCTGAAATAATATCTAAACAAGCATTAATCTCAGCGTCAACATCCATCATTTCATATTGGTTATAACGTTCAATACGATTTGGGTGACCGGTATATACTTCTGGTAATCTGCTACCATAGTTTTTGTATCCAAAATCTTGATTACTGTAGTTGCTGGTTGTTGAGCTACCAGGGCCATTCCATGCTCCGGTAACGCTACCGCCACCTAATGGGCTCATCTGTCCGGATTGATTAACTCTAGTAAAGTGTTTTTTGTATGTCATAATATATGTCTATCTACTATTTAGCGTTAAGCCATTGAATAGGTTAATATTTTACCTGAGATATCATTGCCATCACTCAACACACCAATCATATTATCCATTTTATTTTCCATAGTATTAGTAAATTCTTTAAGCATTGCTACTACTTCTGTGTTAGAAGTACCAGTATTATTTGAGCTTGTAGGTCCCAATCCAGGAATAGAAGTTTCTACTGATTTCTTTTCAACCTGTTCTAATTTTTGTTTTAATTTATCACCTTGGATTTTATTAAGAACGGTCTCTTTACCATGTAACATTACTGGATAACCTGAACTGGGTCCAGAAAATTCGCCACCGTCCTGTGCTAATTGTGCGTGAAAATGCGGGCCGCTTGATCCCGGACTTGGAAAGTTGTATTCATCTAGTACATATCCTGCACCCATACCTTTAAGCATTTTAGCGATTTCTTTACCTTGCTCAATTGTTGGTGTGTAGTTTAATTTAAAATCAAATGCTTTACCTTCTGTGTGTAAGCTTTTTCTTCTTCCTGGTTCATTGTGGAAATTATCATTGAATGCCGTAATAGTACTGAATCCGGGTATAGTATCTTTTGCTTTCTTAGCTATCTCAATTAATCTTGTATCAAGTTCTTTACCGTCAGCGTGTACATCTCCCTCTTTCAAAGGTAATCCCATTGCTTTCAATGATGCAGCCGAATGTTTCTCTTTTGATGGAACAGTTACCGGTTCTTTTGCTTTGTCTTTTTGTGTATTACCCGTAGGTGGTGTTATCCCACGTGCTTTATTACGAATGGCTGTTTCTTCTTCTCTCCTAGCACGTTCGGCTGCTTCACGTGCTCTCATTTCAGCAATACGTGCTTCTTTTGTATCGTCTGCACCTCGACCTTTTTCTTTTTCTAATTTTTCTCTTGTTGCTTGTGCTGATTCAACTGCTTGTTGTGTGGTTATACGAGTTTGAGCCGCTTGTTGTGTAGATGATACCGGTGTATTGTTGTTAGGAGAAACCGGTGCACCACCACCACTAGTTTGCGGAGTTCCACCAACTACCGGTTTAGCACCAACTGTGTTTGCAAACTTATTAACTGCATCATTAAATAACTCACTTGCTTCATTGTTGATTTTAGCAGATATATTAAACGTTTTAACAACACTATCCATTGTCATTGCGGCAGCTTGTTGTTTTCTTCCTGCTTCAACATTATTTTTAGTATCTTTATCTAACCCAGCTTCTTTGTCTTTTTGTATCTTGTCTAAAGCTTCATTTATATTAGCGGCTTTACCTTGACCTACTAATTCTCTGGCAGCATCCATTGATTTAACAAAATCAACCATTTCAGGAAACTTACCAGATAACATTCCACTAACGTCACCGCCAATACGTCTTGTAGTGCTTGTGGTTTTAAGCATTGCCTTAGCACTTTCAGACATTGCCATCATAATTTCTTCAGTGCTCTTACCCTGTTTGATTGCATTAATGCCCTTACCATAAGTAAGCATTGCCGCAGATGAATCAGCTCCGGTAGGGCCGCCGGCTGCACCAAATTCAGCTAATCCTTTTGCACCACGTGGGTCAAATTTATAAATTGCAGCCGCTGCCTTGGCATATCTTTCTAATTCTTCAGCACGTTTAGTATCACCTCGTTGTTCCGCTTCAAATTGTGCCGCACGTAAATCTTCAATTTTAAGCATTGCTTCACGTGCTTCTTCTTGCTCTTTACGATTTGTTCCAGTCAATGTTGCTAATCTGTCTAATTCTTCAATGTAGGCCTTTGCACCTTGAATTTGTTGCTCTTGTGTCTTGCCCAAAGATAAACCCATACGAGTTTGTTGAGCCATATATCGTAATGTATGATCACGTTGTTCATCAGCAGTGACACCCAATAATTCTAGTTTTTCACCTAAGTCACTTTTATATAATGTGCCGGCAATATTAGCAAAGTTCTTTGCACCTTCTGCCGTAGTTGCACCAAATAATTTTAAATCTTTAGAATTGGTTTTCAATAGAGTATTAAACTTCTCTATCTCTGCAACAGTCATACCCAGTGTTTGTAATTGATCAAACACTCCGTTCATTCCATCTGCAGTGGTCAATCCAGCCTGACTTAATGTGTTAAAAGATTTAAATAAGTCATCATTTTGTTGGGCCGCTACTTTAAGAGCATCGGCTGCTTTTGGGGCTGCCAAACCCACTGCTGTTAAACCCCATGCTAAACCCTGCGCTATCCTACCAATTGGAGTAAATTTAGCTAAGATACTGACTATTGGGCCAAGTGCTTGTAAGAAAGGTGCAATAGCATCTGTAAGAGAACTAAACGCATTAGCAGTAACCATAGCACCTCGTTCACCTTTATATAGTGATTTGGTCATTGCCGCAGTAGCGTCTATCAATCCAGTTAATCCGGCTTTAGCCCCTAGATAACTAAGTGTCAGTGCTGTACTATTACTTGTTAATGATAGTATTTGGTCATTGAAGCTGTTCAATACCGCACCGGATGCACTAAACTTATCTGTTAATCCTGATACAGTTTTACCCGGATCATCTTTGTATGCTAATTTTTCACGTTCTTTTTTATTAAGCTGATCCGCTAATCTTAGCGTATCACGTTGTGCTTTAGATAACTGTACTGCGGTACTTACTAATTCATTATTTGCATCAACTGCAACTTTTCTATAAGATAATTCTTTTCTGAACTGTTCAGCTTGTGCTTTTGATGTTTCTTCTCGTTTTTTGCGTTCTTCATCAATCGCCGCAGTAGATTTGTCAATACTAGTAGTAGCTTTATCTTCAGCTTCAGTACGTTCTTCTACTTTCTTTTTAAGTTTGTCTCCAAAGCCTAAACGAGTGACAATTTTTTCAACAGCCTGTTCGGCAACATTTACCGTGCCGGTTAACTCTCTTAGAGATTCATTTAATTCTCTAATTTTTTCTGTGTCAATTTCATTGCTCATAATCTTTTTGTCCGTATTTTTAACCGCTAAATAACTTCAACAGTATTTATGTTTAATAAAATACTACTTTTTGGAGATTCCTTTATGACAAACCCGTTAAAACAATATTTTCGTAGACCAGCCATTTATTTAAGATTACCAAGTGGAGGTAAATTTTATTCTCAGGGTGCAATTGATTTGCCCGAGAATAAAGAGATTCCTATCTACCCTATGACCGCGATTGATGAGATTACTACAAAAACACCAGATATGTTGTTCAACGGCACCGCTGTGATTGAGATTATCAAAAGCTGTGTTCCTAATATTAAAAATCCATGGGAGATCCCACAAATAGATTTAGACCCAATATTAGTAGCTATCAGAGCGGCAACAAATGGTAATGATATGGATATTGAAAGCACTTGTCCTGCTTGCCAAGAAGAAAGTTCATATGGTGTTAATTTAACAGGACTACTAACCTCATTGAAATCAGGTGATTATGACAATGAAGTATTAATCAATGATTTAAAATTCAAATTTAGACCGTTGTCATATAAACAAGTAAATCAAATTAATATGGCACAATTTGACATACAAAATATAGCCAACAATTTAGATAAAATAGAAGATGAACAAGCACGACAGTTAAAAACAACTGAAACTATGCATAGACTAACTGAATTAAGTATGGGTTTTGTATCTGAAGCTATCGAACATATAGCAACACCAAGTGCCTTTGTTGTTGAAAAAGAATATATTTTAGATTTTTTAAAGAACTGTGACAAACAAACGTTTGAAGAATTAAGAAAAAAGACCATTGAACTACGTCAAACTAGTGAGATCAAACCATTACAAATCAAATGTATTAAATGTAAAAATGAATACGAACAATCTATTGTATTGAACGCTACCGATTTTTTCGGTTAAGGCTTCTCACCCTAGACTCTGAGGGTGTGAGCCAATTAATTGATAATCTAGAAAAAGAGTCAGATGAGATTAAAAGATCCTCTATAAAACTATCTTGGTTTATGAGGGGAGGAGCAACCTACGAGGATATACTTAATATGTCAAGTATGGAAAGAACAGCCATAGTAGATTTAATTGAAGAAAACTTAGAAACTACTAAGAAATCAGGAATGAATTTCTTCTAATTAATTCCGTAACTGTTCATTTATCACAACGGGTTATTATATTGTTTCTTTGTAAAGATGAACTTCGTTCATCTAAGAACTCACTTCGTTCGTTCTTATTGTTTACGGTTATCTATTGTCTTTTACTCTTTATTATAACTGGACTATATTGCCGATTTGAAGCCATGGTAGTGCTATTCAGCACTACCAATGGTAAAGGTTGTTTTGCACGACCGTCATCCGTTGTTATTTCTTCCCCATCTAATTAGCTATTTGATGCTATTAAATGCTACCGGTTGCTCTGTAAAGTTTATGGGACTGTAGTTGAATTTACGCACAATTGTGTTTCATTCAGCAACGCACATTCTATGACGCAGAAATAAAGTTGTCATAGACTTGTTGAAGGTTCGCTTTGTCGATTGCCTTCTCGGTATTCCGTATATATCGCTATACACGCTTACTCCAGATCCGTCAGCACAGCACAATCTGTACAAACTCAAGGAGGTCCTGCAACCAGGACGACACATTTTTATTTTAATTAAGTTTCTATTGTGAGGATGTTTTTTGTAACAGTTTGATTTGACGTGGTGTCTGTTGAGCCTGAATATGCTTTTAATAATGTACTGTTGTTTAAGAAGAAACTGTCAAACTCCATAATTATCCAGTCCCCTAATTTAGGACTTGTATAATACAAGAAATTGTCAGTCACCCATGTTAGTTTGCTTTGTACAGCAATGTAACGACCTTTACGATTGAACTTCATAAAAAGAATATTACAATCGTCTGGATCAGCTACATCCATGAGTTGTTCTAGCCAAGCATCTATTACTTTGCATTCCCCTGAAAGTAATAAATGAAACGGAAAATCAGCATAGAACTTACACTCTACGTTCATCTTAGTAAAAGTCTGTCCAGGAACTATGTCCCCTTTAAAACTTCTAATCTGACCTTCGTGTAGTATTTGGGTTCTTGATTGATTCTTTCCACCTATGTATGCTCCAGATCCAGGAGCACGAATGAATGATTCACTGTACTTCTCTGATAGATATTTAGCGATTTCTCGTTCAAAACCTGAACCTTTTGCTTTTTGTGGACTTGGCATACTATTACTTATCATAACATTACTGTATAAATTATTTTATTTCTATTTCTCGATACCATTGATTTGTAAAGGTAGTACCTGTATTATTCTTCAAACATGATTTTTTACAAACACTATCAGGATTAGTATTCCAATTCTCAGATAAATCATAAAACCATTGTACTATATTAGGTTGATAATTACCTTCTGCTTGCCAGCAACAAGGTAAAACTTTTCCTGAAGCATCTACAAAAATACTGTTCTCTTTCATAGCAGAACATTCTATATGTCCTTCAAGGACTTTTGTATCATTAAACTCAATTGGTTGTGAAATCCCATCTACAGGGAAACGATTAAAGCGTCTACTAACCTTAGCACGAAACCATTTGAAACCCATAGATTTTGCTATAGAATGTGTTTGGTCAACTTGATGTTTGTTGTGTTCAAACACTAACATGTCCCAATGTGCTTTGCCACCTGCATTGATAAATGCTTGTGCATTTTCAATAACTTTAGACCAACGAACGTTTCTACGATATAAATGATTAGTATCTTCCAACCCATCTATACTAAACACGACATAATCTTTTTCACCATTCATTACTTTGGCTAATCTATCCCACCACTCAGGATAACGTATGCCACCATTGGTATTCATTCCAATGATAATATTAGGATTGATAGACTTGAAGTATTCGTACATCTCTATTGTTTGTCTTGCACTTGCAGGATCACCGTAATTACCGCACATGTATATTTTTTCTAATTGCAGTAACACACCGGGATCAAATAATCTTTTAACATCTTCTAGACTTAATTCATTGGGTTCAAATTCAGTCCTAGTACGTAGGCATTGGGGACAAGCCGCATTACAGTTAGTAGTCGGCTCTAAATGTACAATCTTTACATTATTGAAACGAAATATATCAGGCATTATCTATGTCAACCGAGTTACTATAACTTGTAAAGCCGTTTTCTTTAACAACTTTCAACACATTTGGTACTCGTCCGGCTAATTCTTCTCTATGTGAAACAAGCCAAATACTTTTCTGTCGTCTACGTGACATATCTTTAAGAATCGCTAAACTGTTCTCAACACCCATAGTGTCAAGGCCACTATCAATCAATTCGTCAATGAACAATGTATTGATCGGGCTATATAACGATTCCCATACATCACGGAAAGCAAAACTTAAACCAAGAATCAAACGATTGCGTTCACCACGACTTAGATTGTCAAAGTCAAGCTCACGGCCGAGCTCGGTAATCTCAACTTGTAAGTCATTCTTAAAGATAACTTGATGCGGTAGACCAATCTTATCTAAGTAATGTGTTAGTCTTGCATTTAAGTAACTTAAGTTCTGGTCAATAATCTTCTTACGAACAAAACTATCTTTGCTAGTTAACAAATCTAACAAGAACTTTTGATGTTCCATTGTTCTTGTCAAACGATTGATAGCTTCAAAGTCAATTGATTGTAATGCTTGTGTTTCCATTTCAACAACTTGTTCACTATATGGATCAGTTTCTTGTGACTTGTTGTCAATCTGATTTAGAATATTAGCAACTTCACTTGAATGTTTAATTGCTTCTGCTTCCGTATCATAATGAGTAACAGGTTGTGTACCTAAAACTATAATAGGTAATTCATTTAGTTGTTCACTAAATGGATTAGATTCTTTTTTCTTATCTTCCCATACTTTCTTCAAGTTAGATACATCACCACTGTGACGAATAGCTTCTGCTTCAGTTTTATATGATGGAGTAGGCTTATTACCTAAATTAGTAACCAACGACTGATTGATTGATAATTGTGTTTCAAAATGAACTAGTTCAGCACGTGTGTTCTCAAGTAGTGTAGTCTTTTCTAATGTAACTTCTAAATGCTTATCATCATGGAAGTCTTGACCACAAGCATAACACTTGTGATCCTCAAGTTCTTTAACTTCTCGAACCAATTTATCAATTAATTTTTTTTCTTTTGCGATACTTTTGGTTAGGGTATCAATTATTGTTGCTATAGATTTTTGTTCAGCATCATCGTGTAGCCAATCTTTTAAATCACTCCATAATTTAAGTTCAGCTTCAATGTCGTATTCATTTTTGAGCAAATAGGCTTTATGTGCTATTGAAACATCAGTATCATGTTTTTGTTGCCAAGCAGTAGAACGTGCAACTAATGCATTGTACGTATCTTGTGCTTCTTTTTGTTTTGTCCAAACATTCAAATCTTTATGTGCTTGTAACTCTACTTCGATATTAATTTTACTTAGTTCATCATATTGAAGGGCCAAATTAGTTAAATCATCATCGTGCTTCTTCAACCACAATGTTTGTCTGCGTTTCAATGCGTCAATCTGTTCTTTAACACGCTTATTGGCTTCTTCAATAGCTTTAACTCTAAAATCTTCTTGTTGAATATCATCTTTGCTTTTACGAATCATCTCTTTGATGACTTCAGCTTTCTCAGATAACAATGTGATACCCATTAATTGTTCAATGATATCTTTCTGTTCGTTATTCTTTAGTGCTAAGAATGGTTCACTGTAAGTATTCAATACAACTATGTGGCGGAACATATCGGCTGACATATTGATAACTTTTTCAATTGCTGCCTGTGTTTCTTTGTTCTCACCTTGTTGATCTTCTGAGGCCTTATCCTGAATATTGTTCACATAGAACTTGAGAATGTTAGGCTTACGACCGCGTTCAATCTTATAGTTAGTACCATTGACATTGAATGTCAACGTAACCATCATACCCTTACCATTGGTACGATTAACTAAATTATCTTTGCGAATATTATTAATGGGTGTACCAAACAATGCGTAGGAAAGACCCTGAATAAGGGTTGTCTTACCAGTACCATTACGAGCACCGTCACCACCTAAGTCTAAGTTCTCGCCTAGAATAAGTGTTAAGTCTTTCTTGTCAAAGTCTACTGCTTGTGTTACTGCACCGATAGATAAAAAGTTGCGTAATGTAATGTCTTGTAATGTAATCATAGGTTATTGTAAATGTCCAAAAGAATCTTCTTATCAAAATTATTTGATTCAATACTATTAATTTGGTCAATAATAATTTGGTCAACGCTTTCAAACTTTAGTCCGTCTGCTGTTTGTCCATTCTCATTCATATCTGCCTTCATAGGTATCAATGCCATCTCTCTTAGTTTATGTTCTGGAATCCAAGTCTCACGTAAAAAGTTAGCTTCTTCATATGAGATTTCAATATCAAGATGTACTCTAACATAACTATCAATCAATAGCAAGCCCTCAGGGTTTTCTAAGATATCACTTAGTTTGTGTACACGAAATACGGGCTGTCTTGGCCAAGTATGAAACTCTGGTTCACTATCCCATTCTAATATCATCATACCACGTGCGTCATCACCTGCGTCTGCGTAGTTATGTGGGAAAGCGTTACCGATATACCAAATGTTCTTACGTGCTTGACGTTTATGAAAATGCCCACTGAATACTTTTTCAAAGCCAGTCATATGATCTTCGTTAATCTCACCGTGATCGGGCATCTCAACCATAGCATTCATATAGAATCTGGGCAACTCAAAATGACCAAACATATATTTGCCACCCATTTTTTGTAGTTTCTTGTAATCACCTTGTACAAGCCAAGGTGCAATAACTACATCTCCTTCTTGGAAGAAGTCGTTGACGATTTTAACGTTTGGTAAATGTTTAGCCCACTCAACACTATGAATGTCCCTGCGGTCACGATAATAAAGATCGTGATTGCCTGGTATAAAATATAC